CATCTTCGACTGCTGACATTTTAACTTCCTCACCTAACACACGTGTCAACTTAAGATTAAGTTCACTGTAAGATTTAAATGATGATGGATCAGTAAACTCACTTAGTGCATACTGCTTATTGTAAATACCTTCGAGCACATTGTCATCGGCATGTAACGCTTCAGCAGGAGCAAATTCAGATCTGTCATAGTTCCTGTAACCAGCAACATTAGCGATCTTCATTTTAAAGTTAGCACCTTTCCACATATCAAATGGGTTAACTGGTGTTTCATCTTGAAACTTAGGTTGCATGCTATCCATGATCTTCTCAAAGATCTTAGCACCGTATCCATATAAGAATACTTTACCTTCGTTCTCACGAGTCTCCGGATCTGAGACAACATAGATATTTGACACATAATGTAATCTACGCTTACGCTTACGTGCTAAATCTTTGTCAGCTTCAATACCTGTATTCCAAAGTTTAGAATTCATTTCCGATACAGGATCGTCCTTCTGAATAGTAGTGAGTGATTTCTCAACATACCATTGACCAGTCGGTCCTTGAAAGAAGTGGTCCCAATACTTTGCCCAAGGTAAGTCATCACCTTCAACAGTCGGTAAGAAACGAATAACAGCATAACCGTTACCTGCTTTATCTACCGTGGGTTTCCACATACGATCGTCGCCATATGATTTCTTCTCTGTGGTGCCTGTTCCGGCCGCACCAACTAATGCGCTCATGTCATTAGCTTTCGCCTTTAAGTCTGCAAAACTCATTGTACATCTCCTTTAATTATTAGTATAAATTTGTATCATTGTATATTATAACATACTTTTGCTAAAAGTACATACTTATTTAAAGATATCAACAATAATCTTTTTAAACTTATTGTCATCAAACTTTAAGAAAGATTGATACTTTGATATCTTATTAAACAAATCAGGCCATAGAATAGTTTCTGTGATCTGTTTGTTTGCCCTATCAATAAACCCAGTCAAGCGGTTTATGATACACACAGTCTCTAATGAAACCGTGCCTTCGAGATGAAGCTGGACAATTCTTGGATATGTTTCTTCTATCTCCAAGAGATCATCAAACTTTACATCTGAAATCTGTTCTAGCTCATTCCTAAATACATAAGACATACTATCTATAACTTTTAGGAACTTGGTATAAGTCTCTTCGTCTCTGATCATATCACCACTATACTTATTACCTGCTACTTGATGTGCAGCAAAGTACATAATAATATCATCTTTACTCTTAAACCTTTTACCAATCTTTGTTAACTGAAATTTATCTGGCCTTTTCCAATACGTCTTTTCAGTTACGTTAGTTTTAAAATTATACTTAAAGCAATCGTAAGATCCATTAAAGTGGAGGTTAATTGCGTTATGTAATGTGAAGGCCTCATATCCTGTCATTCTCATATAGGCAACATTGCTGAATGTCCACCTTGCAGTAGATTAAGTTTCTTTGCTTCATACTCAATGTGGTCAACTATTTCCTTTGAGATCAGTTTTTTACTGTCCCTAAGATCGATCTCGTTGTCCTCACATACTGTTATGACAGCATCCATGTATTGACAGCCTCTGTGAGTACGCACATATGTTTCAACTAAACCTGAGAATGCTTTCTTATTTAGATCCTCACTCATTTTTGATTCCCATCTTTGTCATAAGCTGGAACAAGTGTAGCCCAATAAATAGGCTTCTCTTCATCTTCACCATAGAAATCAAGAGACCATACACCTTCTCTTAAATATGTTTGACAATGGTTTTTGTATACTCTTGCCGATTCATACTTAGCAATTGCACCTCTCTCACCAGTTTGGATACCACGTCTTAATGCTGCCATTTTTTCTGTGGTTGCTTTGATATATCTCTTTACGTTAACTAGAGATAAACCGTGGTCATCATCTAGTGCAACAACATTAGCTGCAATACTTTTATATGCAGCAGGTTTCTTTGCTGCTCTTGCCTTTGCTAGATTAGCCGCTGCGGCTGCTCTTTGCTCTTCACTCATCTTACGTTTTGCCATAATGTAAATCCTATTTAGTGTGTGTTAGATATATTATAACATAGATAGTGTGTAAAGTACATACTAACCTTTGTAAATTTTTTGTATGTGTGTTTCAAATGCCTCTACCTTCTCAACACGATTAGGCCATTTAATATATTCCTTCTCAGGATTAGCCTTTAAGTTATTGAGTAATGGTCCGATAGCATTATATAGTTTGTCTAGTTTGTCTTGTGTGTTATCTGCTGAAGCCGTTGCTGTTACTGCTTGTTGTGCAACTTCTAATTCATCTTCATCTACAAGAGTAAAACCAAAATCGAAATCTGCCATATTTAACCCTTTAATAATTTGATACCCTTAGTCCAGTTCTCTGCAGCATCTTCCACATAGCCTAAAGCTTTATACGGAAAATCTTCTTGCATAATACGATTACCGGCTGGATCTTTGTATGTTATTGAAAAGAACGAATGTTCTCCATCCATTCCTGTTACTACTTGATAAATCTTTGCAACACTACCATCATCTTTATAGTGTTCGCTCATTAGTTTTGTATTATTATATTCCATGACGTCTCCATTATTTAAAGGATGGGGGACCTAATAAGGAAAGTCCCCCAAGTTACTTAGAGTACCATACCTAAGTTAGAACGATAGTTTTGCCTCAAGCTTAACTGTAGCGTCTGCGCTATCAACTTGCGCCCAAGAACCTGTCCAAATACCACGAGTTAACTCGACAGTCTTTGTAGTAACAGGAGTTGCTGCATCTGTTTTATTCCAAATACCTTTAACAGTACCTAGAGTACCAACAGCACGAGAGACTGAAAATTCATTGTCATTCGTTGCTCCAGCATTTCTATCCATAACTGCTTCAAGACCTAATCCCATTACAGTTGTACCAACCGTAATTTCTGAATTGTGTCCTGCTGTGACTTTATTGTGTACAACTTTAGCTGATACACCACCAGATGTAATTGATGCAGTAGTTTCTCTTTCTTCATTTGCAACATTAGTTACTGCAACTGCGATACCACCAATTGTTCCACTTGCGTCAATCTCAGTAGAACCACCACTTACTTGGCTAAGACCAACTGTGTATGCACCTAGTGTAGTGCTTACGCCGATCTTTGTTACATCAGGATCATCTCCTGACCAGTCACCAATTTTTAGAGTAAGAACACCAGCTGTGCTCTCTACATACATATCATCTACGCTGAAATCTTTATCAAGAACAACGGTTACGCTTGACGCACCTGCAGTTCCCTTCATTGTAGTATGAATGTCTTGAGAGTATGTACCGTGTGAATCTAGTGTACCCTCATACAAACCCGAAAGACTAATACCTGCAAGCGAAGTTGCGGATACTGCCATTGCCGCCGTCGCGACTAGTAGTTTTTTAAACATATTACTTTCCTTTTTATTTAAACAAAAATATCCTTTTTTGAGTAGGGATTAGCTACTGAGTGTTATTTATATACTTTTTATATAATACACTCTCTTTTTCGTAAGCTTCATTTTCATCAAGCTCACGACGTTCGTGTAGTTGTTGGACATGTACCATCTCGTGGCACAAGGTTAAGATAGTCTCTTTGAAACTAAGACCTGTATCAATCTCAATATCATACTCATCATCTTCTGCAGAATCAGTGGTCCAACCTTTAACATTATCTTCTGATATATCTTCAACCTCAACAGATACTAAAATCTCTTGAGGAATACTCAATTCCTTCTTACAAAAATCAACTATATCTTCGAGTAACGCCATGGTTACCTCCCATTCTATTTTCTACTCATACCACATGGTGGGTCCAATTCACTTTTTAATTCTCTAATAATCTTCTTTGATTTTTCAGCAGACTCAGATATGTCATATCTTTGATACCACTGCCCCATCATACCCATACGCTTAACATGATCTTCAAGCGCTTGTAACTTCTCTGTCGTCGACATTAAATTATCCTGTGTGATATAGGGTTATTTATACAATCTCAGCACTCAAACATTCGATATTCGCAACGCAATCTCCATAGCCAGCAATGTAATCTTCATACTGCTTGGCAATAACTGGATTATCTCTACAAGATTCTGGTAAAGATTGTGGTAGTTCACATTGTTCATTCGCTACCCAACCAGCAACATAAAATTGGTTCTTTGATCTAAAGTGTTGTTCTCTATTTTCAGCTGTTACTATCATTATACTATTCCCTCAATTATATTATAAACATCTTTCCAATTTCTTGCACGATAACAGTCATATTCACAATCTCTATTCCATGCATGATCGATAATGATACTCCTTAAACTAGCATCATTACCCATTTTAATGTTCGCGCCTTTATCTTCTATCCACCAACATTCTGATCCACCCCAATCATTGACTAAGACTTCATCTTTGTCTTGACCAGTATTGAGAATAGTAAACCCTTCGAACACATCACCAAATACATTGCGCAAGTTCTCTTTACGATATTCTTGTGCAAGCTTGCAATTAGTTTGTGAAGTAATGACATGGAAAATATATCCATGCTCTTCATGCAGCTTGCGGACATATTTAATCGCATCACGTAATGGTGATAGCTTCTTCATTTCTTCTGATCTGTTGAACAAGTTGACATACCTTGCACCAGTTTTCTGTGCAACTCCAACCGCTTTGGCAACATTATATTCATCACCAAGTCTATGTAGACCTTCAGTCTTTTCTAACCAACGATAAAAATGAAATTCCCAATCGAGGAGAACTCCATCGCAGTCAGTTAATATTACTTTATCTTTTATCTCACGTGGCATATATACTCCCTTTAGCTAATGCTTCATCATATCTGTCCATAGTATCCCAAGCTTCCTTAGGTAATTCATCATACTTACAGCCCATGGATTTCTGTAAGTCAGGTTTAGTAAGATCATCTTGATCTAAAAAAGGATGGAATCCATCTTTGTCTAACCATAGTCTGGCTGATCTTAAACGAATACCTTCGAGTGTGTCAATTGTCTTACGCTTTGATTCTTTAATCCACATTATACTTGACTCCAAATAATAAAATTGATAATAACTAACATTATAATAATGAAATTCTTCACGATGATTTGCCTTTCTTTTTAGATGGACCCATCACTGATTGACCTTTGAAATAACCGCCGCTTTGCTTTTGCAAAGTCTTGGCAGTCTCCTCAGGTGATACAACCCTGAACTTATCAGGGTTAGCATCAATAAAGTCTTGCACTTCTTTTGATCTTTTTATACTAGCCATGTGTTAACTCCTTTTTCGTAAACAGCAAATGTTTCTGCATGAGCTTTAGGGCACCATGCTTGTGGTCTTTTAAAACCAGGTTTAGACTTACCTCTAAACTGATATCTAAAAGTTTTTACACCATCTAAGCTATCCCAAAACAATAAAGATTTTTGAACATCTTTAAGGTATTTTATTGGAATGCCTTTGTAAAAAGAAGCTTCGTTCTCAGGTGATTCGTATTTTTCAAGTATTTTCATTATATTCATTTTAATTCCTTTTTTATTTGATATGTATATATTATATCATAGTTTGCGGTGCTTGTGTGGAAAGTTTTCACACAAATAGTGTGTCTATTAAAACCTAGGGCCAAATCTCGCAGCACCAACTTTTTTGTTAGCAGCAACAAGTTGCTCTTTTTGCCTAACAAGATCTGCTTTAAGATCTTTATTAGCATCAACAAGTCTATTTAAGTGAGCTTGGCATCTTGCCCAATCAAAAGATTCTTTGTTAGATTTAACTTGAAATCTAAGGCTAGCATTTTCTTTTTCGAGTTCACTAACTTTAGCTACTAATCTCTCAAAACGAGCTTGCATTCTTTGTTCTCTATTTCCAACTTTTGATCTATTTCCTACTTTCATTGTCTGTCCTTATTGTTTAATATAGTTATATTATATCATAAAAACGAGTGCTTGTGTAACTATTTACTGGTCCAGATGCGGCGAGTTGGTGTGCCAGTTTAAGTATACTGGTGTATGACCTGCACGAGTTCCTTATCCCAGTTGTCACGATGTTCAATGAATACTTGCGGTTCTGCGTCATCCACAGAGATAATTGTTACTAATTGTGTGATAGGAATACCAGTTCTCTCTTCCCATGCAATAGCATAAAAGCATTCTTGCATGAAATAAGAATGGATCCATTCCTTTTTCTTTGTCTTTCTACTTGTCTTATAGTCTATAATAGACGGTTTACCATCAAACTCTGCAACACAGTCAACTCGACCTGCAACTCCTAAGTGATCAGAATACAATGGTAACTCCTGTCCATATACTGTGCCTATTCTTGTGTCTAGTATATTTTTAATTCTCTTGAAGTCATGCAAGATATTAGGCATCAAGTCTTTGTCATAATCAGGTTTATTGTTCACATAATCTTCACAGACTTGGTGAACTGCTGTACCTCTACCGGCAGCTTGCCTAGATATTTGATTTGCTACATCATGACCTACACGATCTCTCCATTCCATAATAGCTTTCTTACTTAGGTTACCAAGTACAGTTGTTATAGAAGGGTAATCACCATTCGGTGTTTGATATTTTCTACCACCTTTGTTTGTAGTAGTTAGGTCGTTATAACCTAAATCAATGGGTTCATGTTTAAACATTATCTATCGTAGTCAGTTTGTTTCATTCCTTGTTTACCTGCCACCTTTTGAATCTCACTCATGCGATCTTTAAACCCGTCATCTGTTTGTGACCATAAAGATTTAACACCTGAGACTACTTGAGGTTGTTTATTGATTACTTGTTGGCAGTCATGTTTTTTGTAATAAGCATCTAGATCTTTGTAAGACATTGTGTCTTCCCACTCTTTACCAGTCTTATTACTTTTAAAATCATATGTCGGCATCTTCTCTATTCCTTAATGTAATACTTTTCCACCACCTATATAACCACATTACCTTTATCGGATAATGCTCTGGATCAGGTAGTTCATCTTTGAAATACTCCATGAATTGTCTTAGTTCGTCTTCGCTCAAAACTCTGCTGCATTGTCAATTAACATTTTCATACGGTGTTCTATTAAGTATGTTAGTATATTAGAACGTGGTGGATATTTGTAATTCTCGTATGTATTTATAGCTGCTTCACGAATACCATCTGGAGTATTAGTCAAGTCAATCATTTGCACATTACGCATAAAGTTACGGAAGACATTAGGCTTCATAATCATTTCTAGATCATCACGATTATCCCAATATTTCTCTATAGCTTTTTGTGTCATAGGTGTTTGTCTTGAACCTGTAGTAAATACATTATCATGAGAATTGGCATTAGGAACACCATCACCCGCATCGCCCTTGAGTAAATGTTCGAACAAATATCTACGTGGATTATCTTCTTTAATCATTTTATTAAACATAGGTGACCATTGTATGACATGACCGTATTG